GCAAAGCCTGACGCCTCCGCCGCCGCAATGGTTTCCGCCGTGCCACCCATGCGGCGCACGATATCCTCGACCGTCGTGTTCTGCTCTTGGGCCAACTGAGCCGCATCGGCGAGGGAGACATAGATCGTCGAAACCGGGCTTTCTTCGGTCGCCTCGTTGATAAATTGCGCCAGCTCGCCCCGGTCGCGATCAACAAGGCGGGTGCGCCCTGCCGTCTCAATAGCCCTTTCGACAAGTTCAATGCGACCTGTAGCCGTTTGCGCTCGCTGTCGCTGCGCCCGCAAGTCACGCTCACGAAAATAATTCTCAAGGGGTATGGTGGCGGGCGATGTCACAACGGTTACGCCAGCGCCGCCAATAACGCCTTCAAGCCCTGCTTGGCCAGCGCGCGCTAAGCTTTCCTGACGCAGCGCTTCGCCCAAGCCAAAACCAACCGCTGGCAAAGCGGCGACGCCTTCAGCCGAAGCTAATGCCGTTTGGCCGGTAGCGACGTTGACGATCTCTTGCAAAAGCTCGGTGAACCCTTCCACCGTACCCGCTTGAGCGGCGCGGCTTGCAACTTGGCGCAATGCATCTTGCCCCGCCGGGGTTTGCAACAATTCATCGACCACTTCCTTGGCCGGCTTGTTCAAAAGCCGATCAACGCCGGGGATTGCCAAGCGGGTCAGAAGCAAATCTGCGCCTGTTTCAAGCACGGCATTGATGCCGCCAGTGACAAACGCTGCGCCCCGCGCCGTCTCCCGGTCAATGCGCGTTCCGTCGGCCAGACGCATGTTCTGATATTCGAGAAACGCAAGACCGGCCTCTTGCCGGAAATTGAAAAAGGATTGAGAGGCCGCAAGGCCTAAGCCGCCGCCTATGCGACCGCCAGTGACAACGCCTTCGGGCCTGCGTGTAATAGCGCCACCGATCAAGCCGCCGCCGACTGCGCCAGCAGCAACCCCAGGCGGGGCTTCCAACAAACCAATCGCAAGCTGTGCGCCCGTGTAGCCAACCGTTTCACCAACCCAAGCAGCAACGCCAAACTCTTCTCTTGCGCGTTGCGTGCGCTCAAACTCTGAGGTTAACAGCGCGATCTCTTCACGCGTCCGAACATCAGTCGGCGCGCTGCGTCGCGTGAGATCGTCGAAAAAGATCCGATCACCAAGTTCGGCCTGCACACGCGCGCGAGCGCCACCGAGAACGGCGCCAGACACAGCCCGCTCAACATACGGAAGCAGTGGCGCTCCGGGGACAATCGCGCCTGCGGCTGTCGCGAAAGGCTGAGTTTGGCTGACATTGCGACCGGCCTGCAAGGTCTCGCGCGGAATAGACTGCGCAAACGAAACCACCTCAGGGAGCATGGTCACGCCTGGAACGAAAGGCGCGGCTGCCGTGCGAAAGGCGTTAAACACATTATCCAGCGCGCTAAGCTGGTCTGTGTCGTCAGCCATGATGCGCGCGCGGTTTTCGTCACCAAAAGCGCGTCTCACGGTTGGCGAGTTCGCCACCGTATCCATGGCGTTTGTGCGGCGCAGGTTATCAACGCCAGCGGCTCTGGCCGCCGCAAGCGGTATGTTTTGCCGTTCGGCAAGCCTGCGCATTTCGGCTTCGGTTCCGGGTTGCACATTGCCGAAGCTGGCCAAAGCCATATTGACGCGAGCGATTGTGCCTTGTGCGCGCAGCTCTTGCGCGCGAGGCGACAAGGCCGGTTGCTCTGGTCGGGAAACACGCAGGGGGGCGAGAAAGTCTTCTTCTTCTTCCATCAAGGCGCCCTAACAATTTCCTCGCCGCGTTGTTCGGCAATGTACTGGCGGACAATATTCTCTTCGAGACTTGGATTGTAGCTTTCGCTTCGGGTTGAGCCAGCCGCCACGGCTCGCTCGTAGGCAATGGCAAAAGCGGCTTCGATGCGGTCTCGATCTGGACGCGGGATGTCTCGATAGCGAAAGGTTGCCAGCGGACGCTCTGACGGAGCAAAAAACCCGCCAGATGAACGAATGCCGCGCCCCATTTGTTGCAACAAAAAGTTTTGCAATTCATCTTGGCTAAGCACGCGGCCAAGACGCTGTTGCTCTGCTTGGACCAAATCGCGCGCCCTGTTTTGAATGGCGGCAAATTCTTCCCCGCTTGATGGTAAATCAAGTTGCCTCAACACGTCGCGCAACACAGTGGCGTTTGTGCCGGTCATGGTGACTACGTTGGGATCTGTTTGAGCGCCCGCGCTTCTGCCGCCTCTTGGCTGCGTCAAGCTTTGATAATCTGCCACAAGATCTCTGTAGCGGCTTTCGCCAAGCGTTGGCCGCATTGCTTGGATTTCTCCTGGCGTCATAGCCGCAATGCGTTCTTCGTAGTCTTGAGCGCCAGCGAGCGCGGCCCATGCTTGGTTTTGCTCTATTGTCGGCGGTGCGCCGCGAATAATTGAGCTGGTAAACCGTTCTTGATCAGTCGGCGACAGATTGGCAAACGCTCGGCTTTGCAAAGCCGCCGTTGGATTTTGTTGCGCCAAGCGAACCAAGCTTTCATAAGCCTGCGCCTCGGCGTTCCGAATGCGCTCTTCTTCCATGCTCACAGCACGGTTCGTAAAAGTGCGGGCGTACTCATAAGCGCTGCGATCAAGATTGCCGTTTTCGTCAGTCAATGCTTCACGCAACGCGCGATCACGAGCAGGGCCGCGCGTATCGTTACGCGTTACGGGAAAATTCCTTACAATACTTTGCGCCGCCGCTTCACCGCGCGAAACAGCGCCCGCTTCACGAATGCGGTTTTGCGCCGTGACCGCCTCCTCCGGCGTCATGCGCGCTTCGCCGTAGCGGTCCAAGAATGTTTGAGCCTCTTGGATGCGATTGCCCTCGACCAGGCCCTCAATCACAGCGGTGGCCGCAGCGCTAGTGATGGCCGTTGCATCGACAGGAATGCCGCTAACAACCCGCTGATCAGCAAGGGCTTGGTCAATTTCTCCAAAAAACACATCGGTTTCTGGCGACAACGGGTCTCGAATAATGTTTTGCGTCGCGGTGTCGATGCGCGTTTGGTTGGCGGTTTCGGCAAAAGCCGCGCCTTGACGCGTAAAGTGGCTGAATAAATTGCTCTGAAACCGTGTCCTGGCCCGACCAATATATTCGTTGACGTCCTGTTGCACGACAGGCGGAAGATTGGCGGTGCGTTCGCCAACAAAGCGATCAAAATCGCCTATCCTTGCGGCGACAGGATCGCGCCCATCTTCGCCGGGGCGCAACGCATTTTCGCCTTGCAGCGCGCCATATTCGTCAGCCTGCTGCATGACAAAGGCGTCAATGTCGTTTGTGATCGATGCCACGCGCGCACGGTTGAACAACTCCTGCTGTTGCAACACATACTGCCCCAGCGCGCTCCCGATCCTGCCCATGGCCTCGCCGGCCTCTTGGATCTGGCGGCCAGGCATGGCGGCCTGCTCCATAGTGAGCGGCGCCCGCGCCTCGCCTTGGCGGATCGTCGGCTGCAGGGGTTGCGTGTCGTAAGTGGGGACGCGCGGCATTATGTCCCCCTGTTGAAAATGCGGCGCATCCAGGCCGGGGCGTCCACGTTAACGTCAGCGCCTTTCATCTGAGCGTAGGTCAGCCCAGTCTGCGCCGCGCCGGTTAGGAGCGAGGTTGCGCCAGACAGGAAGGGGTTGATCCCTCGAGCGGTCGCCCGCGCCATAGAGGCTTGGCCGCGTTGGCCGGTCGCCTCCATGCGATAGCCCCAGGCCTGGCGCAGGGCATTGGCCTCGGCTGTTTGCACGTCGCGCGCGGCGAGGTAGTCGGTCGAGGTCTGCAAAGCGACCGCCGTCTCCGACCCCAGGTCAATCATGTTGCTGGCAAGGGCCGTGCGCTGGCCGCTTTTGATTTCAGCCGCACGCTGCCGGATAGCCTGTTGCTGGGCCTCGCCCTGCATCATGACATCGCGCGCCTGGCCCTCGGCCATGCGGGCATTGACCTCGGCAATGCGCGCCTGCGAACGCAGAGCCGTGCGTTGGCCTTGAGCAGCGTAGTAAGAGCCGATCCCCTGGGTGACGGCAGCCCCGCCCTGAAGGACTAAAGCAGAAAAACCCACATCATCCCCCAAACGAAACGGTCGTGGTCATAGACACAATGGTCAACGGTACAGGATCGACCTGCCTAACGACAACTTGTCCTTCCGTCGTCCAGGCCGGCGAAATATCCACCTCCACCTCACCCGTCTGCAAACCGGGCGGTGAGCCGTAGGGCTCGGTCGTGCGGATCTTGGCTTCGGTCAGGTGATCGGCGTCCGGGCCGACATAGATCCCGCTGGATTGATAGACGCGCAGCGCAACGGCCTTGATGTTTTTCTTGGTCGCCTGCGCGTAAGCCTCAACCTCGACGGCCAGGGGCAGGGTTTGGAGATCGCTGACGATCGGCAAGCCGACATGCACAAGGGAAGCGGCTTTGTCTAAGGTGATCTGCCCGCCGTTCACAACTCGAGGCGGCATGACCGCGCCGTCGGCGAGGATATAGACCGCCTTGCCTTCGAGGTGAGACAGGCCGCTGATCGTGGTGGCCGCAGCCCCGGAATAGGTCAGGCCGCAATCCACCCCGAAGAAGTTCTTGAGGTCTTGAAAGTAGCGGCTCGAGAGGCGCTCGACATAGCGCTTTGTGGCGGTGCCAATCGTGCGGCGCACGACGGCATAGAGAATATCGTCGTTGCCCTCACTCACCACGGCTATGCTCTCGAAGAAGCCGTCTTGCGTGTCGTGGCTGTGCCAGGCATAGACCTGCTGCTCTGGCACATAGGTCAGGCCCAGCAAGCGGCCATCGCTCGAGACGGCCCAGACGATCGGGATCGGACCCTTGGCGTAGGCAAGATCTTTGATCGTCTTGTAGTCAAACAGGTGCGCGGCGCGCAGGCTGAGATCGATAGAGATGTAGCTCTGGATATCGTTGTCGAAGCCGATCGCGCGCACATGCCCGCCCCGCGCGGCGGCATAGATCGCCACCGTGTTGGCAGTGACAGGCTGCACATGGGACGCGCCGATATACGACTGCGGGCGCACGGTGATCGTGGTCGGCGCAAGGAGATCGCCTGAGCTGCCCACGCGCCACTCTGCGCTCTCGGTCAGCAGGAGCAAGTCACCGATCACCACCGCATGCTGGATGCTGTTGGCCTCGCGCGCGGCGATCTTGACCGAGATCGCGTCATCATCACGCACGGGGATAGAGTAATCCAGATTACTCTCGGTCCCGGCTTTGGTCATCCAGAAGGTCTGCGGCAGGTTAGGCGTGCCGGCAAAGACGCGGCGCTGCTCGTAGTAGCAGACTGCGCCGGGGAAGTCGGAGGCGAACGGGTTTTGGTTAAGCGGCGGGGCGCGAGAGGTATCGGGCGCAATGTTGTCGTCCACCAGGGTCGTGCCGGTGGATTGGCCGATAAAGCCGTAGATGCCACCGCTCTCGCGGTAAACATTGCGGCGGGCGCTGGTCGCGAAGTTGATCGTGTTGAGCGCGCCAGTGTCAAATAGCTGGTTGCTGGCGGTCACTGGCGCAGACGGGTTGCTCTCGTCAAGCTGGTCGTCAGCGACGCGCGTGGCCACATAGCTATAGGTCTGGGCCAACGATGGTGATGATCCTAGCGTTGGGGTCACGCTGGCGATCGTCGGCGCGGCAAGCGTCGAGCCGAAGGTAATCGTGTTTAGGACATACTTCGTCGCGCCCAAACGGCGCAGCTCGCGCGGCGCGTAGTTGGGGTGCGTGATCGTGATCACATCCCCAGACTGCACATAATGCAGGTCGAACAGGTCGGCCTCGGCATAGGGCGACGGGATTTGATACACCGTCCCCATCTCGTACCACTGGCCGGTCGGGGCCGTGACAGCGGTGCCGGTGTAGCCGTAATAGACCACGGTCTCAATCGGCTCCAGCTCGAGGTACCAATACTCGCCGCCACCGTTGAAGCCGCCAAAGGGCGGATAAGTGTAGGTAATCTCACTGATATAGATCTGCGCGCCGATCGTGGCCTGGGTCGGCAGGACCGTGCCACCATTGGTGTAGCCTGCCGGCGGTGTGCTGACGGGGCCAGCAGTCTGCACCCAAGTCGCTGAGATGACCGGCGTTGCGCCGTACTGGTTAGCCGCCACGGTAGGGTCTGATCCGGTGCTGCCCGCGACCGCATACCATGTCTTGCCGCCTGCGGTGACAAGATCGCCGGGGGTGTAGGCCGTGGCGATTGCCCACGCGCTGACGCCAGTCGTCGGAGTCAGCAGGGTCGCGCCGAAGGTGTGAAATCGAAAATACGCCTCGCCCGCTTCGATAGCCACCGTCTGCGTCGCACTGTAGCGAAACGGAAGCATACGCGTCGTTTTGGCGCTCGTTTTAACCTCGCGCACAAACTGCGTGCCGGGCCGATTGGCCACCGGCCCCTGGGGCAGGACATAGAAATTACGACACACCGCCAAGCCGGTGTTGGTCTTGACGTCATCGATGCGCCCGAACATTTCCGGGCTGACAATGCCGCCGTTGAACGAGCGCGTGTAGACTTTGGTCATGGCTGATAAGGCTCGTCATTGTAGGGCCAAATCAGCGCCCGATTGGACAGCCATGGGGCGGTGTGGCGGGTGTCGTTGCGCACACTGTTGCGACGGCGCTCGTTCGCGTCCTGCGCCATGGCTTGGCGGGCATAGCTCATGCCCGTCTGTAGCGCAGCCTGGGCGGTTTTGACCCCAGGCTCACCCTTGATGATCGGGCCTGCCAGATGGCTCGCCAGCATCCAGCTCACGGCCTGGGTAAAGAGCGGTGGGAAACGCGTGCTGTCAGTCACCAGCGAGACGTAGCGCATGCTCGCCGCGTCGCAGCTAGTGTAAATCACGCGGGTGTTGTTGGTGTCGTTGCCGATCTCGTACTCGTACTCATCAGCGTTTTCGTCGAATTGCCGCGCGCCGGAATAAATTCCGAGGATCGTCAGAAGATCGCCGGGAGCAGCGTAGCTATATTGCCAAGGGTGCGCCGCAGGGACGATCAAGGCCGCGCTGGCAAGCTGCACACGCTTCACGGCAAAGGTCCAAGGGTGCATGCGCAAGAGCGTGTCGCGCGCAATGGGGTAAAAGCGGGCGCAATGCTCGGCCTGCACTGACCCCTCTGGCGGATCAATCGACGTGATATTGGCGCGGTCGCCAATATGGCTCAGGGCGAGATTGCAGATATCGATCACGCTGGCCATGTCGCGCCTCAAAGGGTGACGGGAGGCCGAAGCCTCCCGCTAGGTTAGAGCAGTTCAGTCGTCTTTGGCTCAACGGGGAGCTTCAGGGTCTTACGAGGCTCGGGCGCCGGCGGGGCGGGCGATGTGACCTCCTCCCACCAGCTAGCCCGAGCTTCGTTAGCGACCTGAAAGACCGTGCCAGGCCGCACCCGTGAGCCGTTGTGGTATCCAAGCGCGGTTGCTCGCACGGTTTTCATTGGTCAGCCTCCGTTAAATGCCAATGCTCGCGCCAGGCGCATTAGGCAACGCCAGCCACTTCGACGGATCCTTGGTCAAGAAAGCGTCGATCGTGCCCGCCGTGGTCGTCGTGGTAGCCGTGACGCACAAGACGCCGAGATAGCGCTCGTATGTGCCAAGCGGCAAAGCCACCATGGCGATCGTAGCGCCAGCGTTCAGGAGAGCGCTGTTTGCCGCAGCGTCGTCCGTGACAATCGTGCCGGTGTCGAAATGCACCGTGGCGGTTCCGTCCGTGGCGATCGCCGCAGCAGCGTCAGAAACAAGCTGAAAACGAATCGTGCCGGCGGCGCCGCCGGTGATGATCTCGGTCGCGCCGGTCTTGATCACCAGAAACAACGGCTCACCATTGCCGATATCCGAGGTGGTCGAGCCGAGGTCGATCACGTCGCCAATCAAAGCAGTGCCAGCCGTGGCCGCCACCGACACATTGTCAGCAAACTCAAGTCTTTCGTCCATAATCATTGTCGTATCTCCTAAGCGGCTGCTATTAGGCCACGCCGGCTTCGGTGTTGAGGAGGGCGTCGCAGCGACGCACGGGAATGCCAGCGAAAGCCATGACCAGCTTGCCGCCGATCTGTTCCATCGTGAGGGTCGAGCCCGCTACCTTCTCGAGCATCTGGCGACGCAGGAAGGAACGAGCGCGGCGGTTCATGTAGAACGCCGGACGGCCCAGGGTAAGCGACGGAGGCACGTCAAGCGCTTGCGTCATGAGGTCCAGAAGGTCTGGGCCGGACGCCGCATCGCCAACGAGATCTTCGCTGTTGTATTGGATGCGGACGACGTACCGCCAGTCACGCACGGACAGGCCGCAATCCCAACGATAGTGGGTGCGGTAGGCCTCCATGCGCCCGCCAGAGCCGTCGATATTCTCGATGGTCACCTGGCCCTTGTCGGCCATCTGCAAGCCGCCGACAGACGCTTTGGGGTAGATGCCGTGGCAAGTGTTCTCGCCCCAGCAGATGAGCCAGATCGAGGCATTGTCATTGCCGTCAGGCTGAGCATTGCCCTGGCGGATGACGTTCTCCCCGTTTTCCGCCGTCGAGAGGTTGAAGCGCGGGGCGAAGCCCGTGATTTCCTCAGGCGCGGTGGCTTCCGACGCATAGAACAGCGAGGACGCAAACTCCTGGTTCATGCCCTCGATATGCGCGCGGTCTTCGCTGAGACGGAAAGCCGCCGTGTTGCCGTTGAGGTCAGCCAAAGCCTTGTCCACTTCGGCATACGCCTCAAGCATGCCGCAGGTGTCCGTGACCTGCACGGTGCGGCTCTTGGTCGGCTGGACGCCGCCATAGAGCTTGCGCCACGTCGGGGCCGGCAGGCCGGAGCGGATCGTAGTGCGGTGGCCGGTCGGAAGGTTGCCTTCCATCCAGACCATGTCCTCGAGGATCTCGTTGGTCTCGGCCAGGATTTCGACGATGGTGTCGATCTTGCCGTCAGGATCGAGGCGCTTGGCCACGTCCATCAGCGTGGGGTGAATGGTAGAGAGGGTTGCCATGGGGCTTAGTCCTTATGCGAGGTTGCTATTGTCATACATACGCCGGGCCGGATCAGCCGCACGATTGGTCGTGCGGGAACCGGGGATCACAGCGTCGTCACCGATTGCTTTGCCGACCTTGAGGAAAAACCGGATGACTTCCGGGTGATTTCCTAGCCGGCTTTCGTTAAGCAGCGCTGTCAACTCAGGGGTGCCAAACTGGCTCAGAGCGGTCTTGGCGACAGCGAGATTGGCCTCGCCGCCGATTTCCTTGTCCGCTTTCACCTGCTCGATCCACTGGGCTGTAGCGTCTTT